GACTTATACTTGGTCGAACCTCAACCTAAAACCATGCACTGATGGAACTGCATTTTGTTTTGTTGCTTATGATGGGTGGCGAACCACAATATGTAGGTACCTTCCTAAATTGTGAAGTCGCACATGTTTATGCAGCTGAGAATTTTATACCAGATTTACGAACAATCTGTATGCATGAAGATTTTATTAACTTGCCAAGTGATTTTCAACACAAATATATTTACATTGACCACAATCGTCCAGTTTTATACGTTCAAGCTAAAAAATGACCTCGTATAACGCTCTCTGTTGCACGATTTTAAGGTAGGTAAGGGGTAGGTACCAAAAAGTTTAAAGTCTTCACCACGAGGCTTAGGCGTGCTAGAACGGGGGTTCTCCATGTAGAGCGGTAAATTCTTCGTTGGTTAGGGGTCTGATCTCTTGAATTGTGAATTCCGGGCGTAATTTAATGAAAGCACGGGCGCAATCTTCATCATCGAACGCCCGAATGCTATCACCATACTCATCTAAAATTATAAATCTAGGTTCCATCCTTCTTTTGCTACCTTTGTTAAAATTCTACTGTGATCTATATTTACACAAGATAAACAAATTTGCAACATCGGATTTGATTCATCGCACAACCAAATTGTAGCTGCTAATTTTTCATGTGCTTCACGGCTGCTTAGATTAATTTTTATTGCATCAGAAACTGCTTGATACAAAATAGCTTGTAACACTGGAACCATTAGAATATCTTCTAAAGGATTTGATGTGTTATGTAACTCATTAAAAGTAGTATCATATTTATATGTATGTGAATTTTTCATGATTATTTTATGTCCCATTCATGATTATAAGGATGTTCATTTATACATTGTTAATCATAATGTTATCTCTTTTAACTTATTTGGAGATTCACTATGTGGACAACACCAGCTGCGACTGAAATGCGCTTCGGTTTTGAAGTAACAATGTACGTAATGAACAAGTAATTTGTAATACATGTAATACACACAGGCTAGCTTTTAACACCTAGCCTGTTTAGTGTTTCCCCATAATGATATTTAAATTTTAACTGCATAGGCGCCGTTAGCGTATCTATCATGTCTTTATTGACTTTGTAAAGCGATTTTATTTTGTCAATCTTTTTATCGTTAAAAATGTTTGCTGCCTCAAGCGCCGCGGTCATCATAACAAGGTGTGAAAATAATTCATTTTCGTCCTCAAACTCTAATGATTGTCTGCCCGGTAGACTGAGGCTTATTGCTTTTTTGGCATCACCTCCAAGGCTTGTGTAGGCTTTGTTACGATTCCAGCAGCTGCATTGCCATCGTCATCTTCGGGGGCTAGCCCAGCAGCGGCCATCAAACTTCCGCGTCGAGCATACGTCAATGCCGCCATGGTACCGTGACAATCCGCTTTGTTAGTAGGCATATAAAGAATACCTCCGCTCATAGTTTCACCTGATGCATGCAAAAAAATAGTTTCTACTTTGACACCACTGTCGACTTCATGTGTTTTTTGTACTAATGCAATATCATTTTTATGTAACGCATCAATGACTGCCTCAACACATGCAGATAAATCTGCATATTTTGATCTAAAGTGTGGGTTTGTTGCTGTTTTAAGTGCGGGTGCAAATTCTTTTTGTGCGGCAATAAATGCCTTTGAAATTACTGATATTTCATTCATGTTTTTCTCCTATTGAAAGATTAACTGTGTCTTCATTTATTATATTTTTTAATTGCGATCTCCAAAACTCTTTGGTTAGTTCGTCTTGTCTTTGTTTTAGTGTACGTCGGATAAGTTTGGCATACACTGTAACATCAAGACTTGCGTCCGAAATATCTTTCCCGGCAACAATATCTAAAAAATCTTGGTCATCCTTTTTTTTGTTAGCCATTGTTTTTAATCCTTAATTTAGATGAACGAATCGTGCGTGCGGGTTTTGCCGGGATTACTTTTTCCGGAACGGCTTTGTAATTAATATCACCCCACACCACATTAAAATTACCGGCTTGAAGACGTTTTGCAGCGCCCATTTTAGCCATAATTTTTGCTTGCGCATGATCAAGTTCTTGTTCAAGTGTTTTCTTGTGATCTTGCATATCAAGTATTGATTGTATATCGTTTTCAAGTTGAGGCAAAGAGATAATTTCATCGTCTGCTTCATTATAAATCTTGGCGCATTCACTTGTTGTTTGAAATTCATACCACTTAGTTTCTTCAGCGTCGATGTAGTGTTGCACACGACGATTAAAATCTGTGGCAGCGTCACGAATGCTATTAACAACGCCTGAATCTCGCGGGAAAACGTGAATGATGAGTTTAATACCTTTATGCAAAACAGCAACAGCGCCCCACTTCGCGTCAACAATGTCAAGTGCCATCTGTAATTGCAATCTGCCACGATAGTACGGCAAATCATACTCAGCTTCTTGTGAAGTCAGTTTACCTTCTAACACGCCTGTTCCTGTCAGTTTAATTTCATCGCCATAAACAATAATGCCCTTGTCGATGTCTGTTTTTAGCACCTTGCCGCCGCCCGGAACCATACCATCAAGCGATACAGCCATTGGATAATGCTCAGAAAAGAATGCTTTTTTAAATGTTGTTTTGGGGTTGCCTAACCCTAAACGCACGCTTGCCTCTTGCAAAATAGGTACCTCGAAGGCGGATCCCCAGTGCAAAGCCTCGAAGGTTAGTTCTTTCCGAGGAATGCCTTTTGTGTAATCAAAAGCACGTTGCAGTGTTTCGTTCGCTGTTTGATAGGGGTTTAGATTCATAATTGCAGCAATACTGGAGCCTGTTGCAATGTCATCCGGCGTCAGTTTACCTTCAGCGGTTATTTTTGATTGTGTCATTTAATTTTTCCTTTGTGATAAGTTGATAAGCGGCATTGTAGTCAAATCGATGACCGCGCATAGTAGTAATACCGAGATCATTTAAGCGGTTTGCAATCGCTTGATAGTCTAATTTATTTTTGAATTGGCCTGACTTCATGACTGTTAAAATAATATCACTCACGCTTTTTCGATATTCAGAAGCTTTACGCTTCAGACCAAGGCCACCCAGTCGACTAATGCGTTTTACTTGACTGCGAGGCGCGCCTAAAATAACGCCCCGTTCTTTTGCTTGCGCTAAAGCTTGTTTCGTTCGTTGTGAGATCATATCAGCTTCATGCTCAGCAATCATCGCATGCATATGCCATTCAAGTTTAGTCATATTTTCATGGCCGGCAACGATTAAAGGCACGTTATCTTTTAATAACCCCGCTATAAAATGCAAATCTCGCGCAAGCCTATCTGTTTTGGCCAATAAAAGCTTGCAGTTGGGTGTATTTTTAAGAATTTGCAATGCAAGGTGTAAATTTGGTCGGCCTTTTTCGTTGATTTTTCGACCACTTTCGTAATCAATAAATTCTGCCGTCAGTTTACCTTCATGCTGTTTTATGTGTTGCATGCACAAAGCGCGTTGTGCATCGATGCCTAGCCCCGACCTTTTTTGCTCGTCGGTTGATACTCTAAGATAGGTTATGTAGTTCATTTTGAACCCTTCTCATGCAGCACAGTGCATAAATAATCATCTAAGGCCATGCGTTCATGCTTAGGGTTAAAAGATCGATTGATTAGCCTTAAAGTTAAGGTAAGTAATATAAGCCACGCTAAGCCTAGAGCACCGCTTAGCGCAATTAATATGTATAAGTCCATTTTATTAGTTCCTATGTGGTTAATAAATGCCTAACTAATGTTAAGCCCTTAACAGTCTTTTAAAAGGCCGCTAAGAATTAACACTATTGTTTTTAATTGTTATTAAATATCCCTTTATCAATTAAATCCTTATTTAATTAATGTATAAAGCACCGGATCCATGCGCTACGATAGCAATTGAAGGTGCGGTTAAATGAGATCCCATGCAAAGTTTACAAGTGTTGCATTGCGCCTTACGTCCGGCTTCCTCGGATGCGGGGCATAATATTTCATTGCTTTGCTTATCAGATACGGCCGTTATAATGCGAAAAGTGCGGCGTTTACTTTGCCATGCAATACGCGCGTCCTTTAATGTATCGGCACTAATCATGGTAAGATCTGGCCTAACATCCGCGCTTTTAATGTTTGATTGATGCGTGTAGCCAGTATGCCCTTGAGATCGGGATAATAAAGCATCCCATATATAAGATGGAACAGCGGCCGGATC